CTGGCGGCTGCTGCGGTTAATCTTTCATCAATGCTTCCACCAGCCAGTTCTACTTCTCGGCGTAGTTTTGCTATTTCTACTGCACCCAGACCGGCGATGTTAATAAAGGCAACACCTTCTGTATCAAATGCACCCATTGCTAGTGCTAGTTTTTGTGCATTGTTGGTGGTACCATCTAGTTTAGTTAAGAACTCCTGGAACACATCTGTGCCACTACGGAAGTTACCATTACTATCTTCCATGCTAATGCCCAGTTGTTTTAGTGGCTTTAGTAGTTCACCACTGCCCTGCTGCGCTTGACCCAATCGTCTGATGAATCTTTGTAGACCTGTTTGGAACTGGTCTGTTGATAGTCCTGCTTGATTGGCAACAAAGCCAAACTCAGATAAGAAACGAGTTGATACACCCAGTTTAGTTGCAGTTTTACCCAAACTATCTAATGCATCTAAGTTCTTCTTTGCTAGGAACCCAAATGCAGTTGCAGCGGCCGTAGCCGCTACTGCTGTTTTACCAAATGCTCCTGCTGCTTTTCCAGCCACTGAACCTATACCACCCAGTGCTGATTTTACTGAGTTTGCTCGTTTATTGATTGAATCTAATCCACGATTGATACTACTTGTACCGCGCTTGGTGCGGTCTNNNTAGTNTCAAATATTAGTCCATAGACATTTGCCATTGGCTTCTCCTATTAGAACCTAACTTTACCGTTAGGCTTGGGTGTTCCGCTTTCCTTTTTGTTGATATCTTTTAAGAATGCGACCCAATATGCTACTTCTGTTTGTGGCATATTGACCATATAGTCCATCTTGTATCCCAGATTATAAGCGATATAATACAGTGTCCAAAGATGAGGGTCTGCGGCTAGTTTTTTTCTGCATCCTCTACTGGTATAACATCGTCATCATCATTTATTTGAGTAACGATACTTAATAATACTTTGGGATCAGCACTACGCATAAGTTCAACTTTGTTGTGTTCATTGAATACACGTTTGCCTTCCTCATCTAATAAACGATTGATTAACACTTGTATCAGTGCTTCAGCAGTTTTACCTGCGTTCTGAAGTTCCATTACCTTTGATTCCATAGTGAAGTTGGTGCCACGTTTGTAGTAAAACGTTAGATCCCATTCTGGAACTTCTATAGGCTTTAGGTCACCAGAGATTGTCTCACGGTAATGTGTGCGGATTTTACCCATTACATCTTTGCTATTCATTCGTATTTTCCTTTTCTATATCGGCGATTTATTTCTTTAATAACAGGACGACCAATGCCGGTTGGTGCCTGTCTGCTCCACCCATCTTCTAGTGGAGTGATATGTTCTACATTATTTAGAACACCTTGAGGTGTGTTGCGCCAGCCTCTACGTGCTTGACCGGTATCAACTGGTGTAACTTCCACAGCCACTTCTCGAACATCTCGCATCACTGCAGTGATAAATCTTTGACTTTCACGCTCTATATCCTTGCGAATATCAGAGGGTTTGAATGTTAGTTTGCTGATACCGGTCTTGATCATTATGGTGCTACTTGCTCGACTACTGGGCCTGTACCAATAACAGTGATCGCTGCTTCAACCATACCATCTACTGATGATGAGATCGTGCGACCTGTGATTAGTGCTGGGCCTTGGAAGCCTAGTTCGTATTGATCATCACCTACTGGCCAGAAGTGAATCGTTACTTCTGTTGATCCTGGAACAAGCAATGTGTTAGCATCTGCCATTCCATCAGGTGCTGTATCATCATCAACTGTTGTCCAAAAGACATCAATCGATCCACTCCATGATTTGAAGGTTGGTAGGTTTGTTCTGTATGCAACGCCCCCGACATTCATAGTTGTAGCATCAATAGTTTCTTGTGTTTCTTCTAGTGAGAAACTTCTGATTGACGCAACCGCTGTAGTGCCGATATAGACGATACCAGTTGAACCACTGTGTAGTTTGTTTACATCTGCCATCTCTGGTCTCCTTGTTATGTATTTCCACGAGCATAGGTATATTGTACACCGATACTCAGAGTTTGTGCGACTGTGGGATAACCAGTTTCCTGCATATCCCCTATTTCTAATAGTTCTGTTAGTTGTGCTACTCCACCACGGGTTCTATCTCGTTCTATCACAGTTTCTATAGCATCAGTGATGCTAGTGAGTTGTGATTGAGTTTGTTCCGTTAGTGACTTACCCGATAGATGAACAGTTATTGCTATAGTCAGAGTAGATAATCTCCACTCCATGGCAATATCTTCTTTAGATTCATCTGTGATCTCCACTTGAACAAATGGAAACGCTGTTCTAGCAAGTCTGGCAAAGTCTTCAGGTTTAGTTGATATCTTACCCAACTTTGGGTTAGTAATACTACGCAAATCTTGCACTATATTTTCTAATATGAGTTTACGATTTGAGTTCATCTTACTAGTCTACCCGCATCGACATAATCTATTTCACTAGTTTCGTATACACCATCTGTATTGGCATCATATGAGATACCAGCAGCGGCTGCCGCTAGAAACTCTTCTTGATAACGTTCTTTGTAAAATAACATCTGTCTTTGGAAAGTATCATCTTCCTGAAAGTTAGAAAGCAATGGCAAGATGTATTGCGCAAGTGTATAATACACAGTTGTCATACGCCATTCATCAGCGATTAATAGATCAGGATCATATTGTGCAGGATCATGTTCTACGTTCCACCATTCTGTTTTGATACGGCGAGCCACATCAGAACTTCCACGGACTAGTTCACCAGTGAATGTATCCATACCATGATTGAAGATATCAGGTATGATTGTTTCTAAATCTGCGTCTGTTGCGAATACCGCCATTGCTTTCTCCTACTTTAAACTATTATACCTGGTCTGCGATTAGAACACCACGTGTTGCGTCTACAACACCTACACCAGCGTGTAGAGAACTTACGATATCGAAACCAACTGCTGCTGCGCGGCGTTCGATTTCTAGATCAACGTTTTTCTGCATTGCGATACGCATTGCGTCTTGACCAAAGATTGCACACTGTGCGTTAGTTGCGCCTGTGTTTGTGTCATTCAAGTATGAACTTACAAACATTTGTACACCAGCGATTGCGCCGACAAAACCGTTACGCATTGCTTCTGTTTGGAAATCACCACCAGCATATGATGTGCTTCCGATTGCATTCATTAGTGCTGCATATGAAGATGTTGAAACGATGCCGAATAGTTGACCTGTTTCACCTGCACCACGGATAGTTGCGATTGCTTTGAAGATTTCTTCTAAGTCTAGTGCACTTGTTGCTTCTTGTGCAGTTAAACCACCCATTGCTACTGCAACGTCTGTGTCAAATGATGTTGATACTGCTGCACCAAGTTGACGGCCTAGGTCGTTTGCATCTGCGCCACCTAAGTCACGTAGAACTGTACGTGCTGCGTGTAGGTCAACGTTGATGTTAACTTTTGTGTCTGTTGGAAGTACTGAATCAAGGTCGGCACCTGGTGTTGCTTCTGCGCCGATTTTTGTTGCTGCAACTGAACCTAATACTGGAACTTGTGCAACCATTGATCCTGCAGGAACTGTTACTGTTGGAATGATTAGACCACCAAGATATAGTGATGATTCGTGTGCTGCATATACTGTTGCTGCTTTTGTGTTTACCATTAATGCGTCAAGGTTAATACCTGACCCGTATGCTGAGTTTGCCATTGTGTGGCTCCTTTACTGTGTTATATTTTACCTTCTGCCTTAAGTTTCTTATAAACTTCTCTATCGGCAGGGTTTGTTAAGTCTAATGCGGCAACATCCACACCGCCCGTAGTTACTGGACCAGTGCTTCCTTTGCTACTTACTCCGCCAGGACCTGAACGCAAGAAATGAGGGTTAGAATCCAACCATTCATTTACATAACTTTCGATTGTTCTTGGCTCGGCAGTTTCAGGATCGTATTGAATGTTTTTTCCATCATCAAATACGACTGGACGACCTGTTTCGTCAAGTCCCACTCTACCCTTTAATAGTTGAGCCACTTGCTCGGGATTGACGGCATTACGCTGTCCTGCCGTTGCAAGTAGTGTACCATCTACCTTGAGGTTTGTTAGTTCTTGTCTTAACTGCGTGATTTCGCTAGAATACTTGTCCTTTTGTGAGGCAAGTACTTTGTCAAACTCTTCACGCTTTTTCATTGCGTCCAACTCACGTTCTTCTTCGGCTGTTTTCAAAGATTTGTACTCATTGAGATCCACTTCTTGATATCTCTTTTTATACTTGTCCAATCTTGCTTGAACAATCTTATCAACGTCTTGCTGAGTGAAGTTACGCTCTACCTGGTCATTAGTCTCCACAGTTGTGGATGTAGCACCAGTATCTACATTGTCTTCATTATTACCCGCTGTCTCGGTCAT